GGGCTGCATTTCTGCAATGTTCCGGTTGTCCGGTAGTGCTTCCAGCGATCTCTATAGCCCCCCCGAAGGGTGAGATCAACCGTGTCTAGGTTTGTTTCCACAAGTGACACCTAACTTTCGTAAACAGGAATCCAATTCACGTTGGCTAGTATTGTCATGACTTATCCGGTTATAGGCCCATGTTGCAAGCACGTCTTCCGACTGACTAACAGCACACGAGACCCTTTCCATATCTCCATCCCCTAGGCGACCAAACCTAGTGCGGAGCCCGACCGACTCGTCATCATGACATCTAGAACCCAACGAGAGTAACCTGTATGCTATGCCAGATTTACACTCATTTCAGCAAACTCAGACTGAAGAGTCTGTCTTACTCGCTTTCTTTTTCGAAGGCTTCAGTACCTTCAGGGCATCCTCTTGATACATTACTTTCCACTTTGACTGGGGTAAGCTGTAACAGTTCTTGCTTAGACCGAATTGCCATCTCACAGAGATGCTGAAGAGTTCTCGACCCTCCAGAAATGGTGACACTAACTCCTCGAAACCGAATACTATAGGTACATCCGATCTGGTTGACACCGAAAAATCGAGATGCTGCATAGTTAACCGAATCTCCCGTCCAAGATCCAAGGACTCTGTACAATGAAGTTTCCGTCCTGTCGTATCTGAGATATCTCTTAAATACAACTTTCCCGAAACCCCAGCTTTCCTTGAAACCAAGGGGATTATCTTGATTCGAAATCGTCTCATCGTTATGTATCCGCCACTCAGCCCAACTCGGACTTTCGTCAGGAAGTTTGAAGGGAGAAGTGGTACCTCCTGATCCTCCATCCCAACGTTCACCATCAGCTTGTTCCCTAGCGTCGTTTCCTTGTATAGCTCGTTCCATGGTTTATTGACTTGTTCGTATTCAGTATCCATGAACTGGTCTTGTTCAAGAGGCCCCTCTAGAGAAGATTATGCTAGTGTAACAACATTTGCTCTAGTAGCTCTAACACAGTTTATGGTGGCAGAGGTGATGCCGGTAGATGTGAAGCTGACAACAGACGGTAATGAGGACACTGTGCAATTGATAATGAAACTAGTTGCTAGTCCAAGTGTATCCAATACCGTAATGCTGTTCACATTCACGTTGCCAGTAAGTCCGAGGGTAGATGCAGTTAAGCACCGATACGCCCCGGTTAAGACAAACGTGCCAGTAGACCTGAAGGTCATACTGATAACAGTGGGTGTTCGGGACACAATAGTGTATCCAGGTCCGTTACCATTAAGGGAAGCACCTGTGAGATCGAGGCGCCTAGTACTAAGGAGAGAGTTCGTAGGTTGAGGGTAATATAACGTGACACTATAGGAGATGAACACATCTCCAATAGCGTTAGTCCCGGAGCCACCATATGTAGCTATGCCCAGCTGTCCCAAGTCAATAAGCTTATGATCTACTGTAGCATTGTCATCACAGTATCTCTTAATCCGATCACAAGGGATATTCAGGGTTGCTTCAGCCCAGGGGGCTGTCTCTTTGAGCACTCCGTAATTAGCCAACTCAACTCTATCAGCAGGTTCAATATCTTCCGAGTCTTTATCAAAGTACATTGCCACACGTCCCACCTCAGTGGTGGCGCACAGGGGTACATAATGTAGCACAACATTGTTGAATGTGTACTGATCAAAGTTAGAGGCTATAGCCGGTAACCATGCGAACAGTGTCCCATTCAACGGGTTGAGCTGTAACAAATTGTCGACAATCCCCCCATTTACCGCAAACGCAGTGGTGTTATTGACCTGAGTTAGGTACTCACGGTGGGTTACTGTGACAGATCCAGACATTTTACCTGTGAATTTAGGCTTACTTCCCATGAGTTGTCTAGTCACTGCCACCGGGGCCATAATGGCCCCACCTGTACCACCTACATGTTGTATCATCTGCTGATTTCCTCCTCCTTTTCTTCTTCTAAATCTTTTTACTACTTGCTTCCCAAAACCAACGGCTGTTCTTGCTATTGCCCCACCATTGTTCTTCACGACGTTTCCGACAGCACCAGCTACCGCAGTGCCAACAATAGTTGCCAGCTGCATGCCAGTAACTGGTATAATTGATGTGTTGTTATTTCTACGTACCATTGCCATTATCTTCTCTAGTTGTGTATTCTTGGTCAAGCTACGGCGGAGTCAAGGATGCTGGGCTCGTGAGCGTCAACACCCTCCTCTCCAAATAGATCCATCTCCCATCTTTCCAAACGGTCCTCCAGAGCTAGTTGCTCATCCCCGGTGAGTCCAAAAGCAGCCCAAAAGCTAGCCCTCGACTCAGGGGTCACAACATAACTTCCACCCGATCCGCGCCACTTATGAACGTTGGTGACTGTGTCAATACGTTGGTGCTTGCGAGGTGTGTCATACAGCTTGAACCTAGAGTAGAAAGCCTCCACCACAGGTATGCCGGCACTGAGTGCCAACCCCCCGTGGTGTTGGGCATTACTCCAGGCTCTCCTCGTCGCCAAATCGCGTATATTATTGACACAGTGTACATCTTTGCTCATAGCGGTACGGACATTTCGGACCATTTTCCAACCACCTTGAAACTGTACTGGGTGTGCCTGGCAGAATTCAACCTCTTCCAATTGGAATACAGGTAGCTCGACCTTCATGGTATATCCTAAGTTTAGGAAATACTCAGGCAGAGTTCTCTGTACCTGCTTAAGATTTCTGCGTTCCAAGATAAGAACACAGTCATCCCCACAGTTTGCCAGACTAAATTCATTAATCCCCAAATGGCGCATGTACCCGTGTACCATTGCACACATCAATAGATAATTCCCCAATGAGGTGTTGATGTCCCCACTCATACGGCAGCCCTCCTTGCGATAGGTTATAGTCCCATCAGGGACATAACCTTTGCCTTTGTTATGGAGCTGCCATTCCAACAACTTGCTCAGGAGCTTGTTGCCAGGGTACATGGCCCTGTAGAAGCTATGTTCATATTGCAAAGCTTCCACGGAACAGTGTTGATCAAACCTGGATGCATCGAGCCCTATGGCCACAGGCTTATCAAACCTGTCCCACTTGGCCCGAAAGATTGCACCCACCTCATCAGCTGTATATCCTTTGATGCATGTTGTCTCTCCGAACACGCCATCAACAGCTTTCATTAGCTTGGATTCCATATGCCGTAGATATCTTCCAAGTTCCACATTGTACCTCGGGTTTCGAGGCTGAATCACCCGAGGTGCTGGGTCACCTTTAGACGTCGATATCTTCTCCGCCTTGACGAAGGTAGTCAAATGACTATCCCTCTCCGAGACAGGAGTGATATGCAGACTCTCCACAGCCCGTGTGTAAGTACGGAGTTTCGCACCGTTGTAGTATGACAGAAATCCATCATACCCAAGTCGGTGGGCCACCCCAACCTTCTCACAGACTGCTTTCCTGAACGGGGAAAGACGTCCAAAAGCTCCTTTGGTAGGTTGTGGAGTGCGAGTGAGCTTCCCGTTTCTCTCTACGCAGAAGACTCTCTCCACAAGACCCCTTTTAAGGTTTTTCAGGCAGTGATTATGCACTAAGAACCGTGCCTGTGATGGGCAACCTGCAACCATAAATATATTACGGTCCTTAGCATTGGGAGGTCCTGCACGAACCTCTAGCACTTCCTGGGGAAGTAACACATCAGATGGGATATCTCGATTGATCTGTGTTACGACCCCAGGTAGACGCACTAGGCCTCCCTATTTGACACCAAGGGATTCCTGGGAACCCCAAAGTGCCGCCGACTCCTCCACTCCATCCGGGTAGACAAAACAGCATCCAATAGCCAATGGCAATATGACATCCCTGTCAACGTACCTGACGCAGTCCTTGTCCATGATCTCAATCAATACTCGCTGGTAGATTAGTCTATTTTCAGGACTATTCTTAAGATAACCCACCTTAGCTCTCGCGACCTGTGCAATTTTAGCTGCATAAGGCCTTCTGCGAGGGCGCCTCGTGGACGCGATCACCTTAGTTAATCTACTACCAGTGAGGAGATCCTCACCATCCTTACCCTTGAGCTCCCGAGCGGGCTCAACCAACAACAAGTCCGTTGCTTCTTTCTCATCCTCCATATGAACACGAACCTCTGTTTTCAACCTAAACACAGACAGTTTTTCCCTGGGGAGGGTAGCGTACGCAATGCCAGCACAGATAGGAACAAGTGCTGCAGCCGCCGCCAGGCCAATGAGCACGCCACGCGCACTTACGTCCACACGTGGATAAAAGTACGGTACTTTAACACTCACATGTGTGAATCTGGATAGAATGTTAAGCACCTTGGGCAGCTTTACAGCAACCCTTGCCACCTCACATGTACCAGTAACAATGCGTGTGTTTGCTACAATCGCCGGGATACCAGGTATGATGGCCAACCCCACGGCAGTGCGGTACTCACGCGCCACACCACGTTTGGCCAACCAATCATATTTAGCATTGAAGTCAGTCTTGACAAGATCCTCGACATAACTCCAAGCATTATCATGTGTATCCTCAATTTTCCCTGTCTTAGTGTACGTCAAAACCCAGTTCGATAATGTACGATAATAGTTCCTCTTTGCAACAGGTCGATCTAGAACTGAAGGTAAACTTCCGAACATCACCTTATCACCGGTCTCAGTCATCACTGTTTGCTGAAAGTTACAATTTATCCCCACAGTTGTGGTAGACTCAGCCTTCAAACCCTCCATATAAATAATGAAGAGAGAAATACCTTACGCAAGTGATAAGCGCAACTCACCGGACGGTCAAATCCTGAGATATTTCT